GATGCAGCCATGATCCGGGTGACCTGGCCGCGTACGCGCACGGGATGCAGGTCGGCCGGTCGTTCACCAAGACGTTCGCGGAGCATGGCTGCATCCTCGGGATGTTTTCGATCCGTGCGGATCTCAAGTACCAGCAGCGCCTGCCGCGTGAGTTCCGGCGCGAGACGCGATACGATTTCTACTGGCCGGACCTAGCATTGCTAGGCGAGCAGGAGGTGCTGTCGTCCGAGGTCTATGCCGATGGTTCGGGAGACCCGGATCTCGGCACGGGTGACTGGTCCGTGTGGGGCTACCAGCCCCGTTACGAGGAGTACCGTCGGCGCACGAACGAGGTGTCCGGCTTGTTCCGGTCGAATCACGCTCAGTCGCTCGACGTCTGGCACCTGGCGCTGGACTTCGCGTCGCGACCGACGCTCAACGACGCGTTCCTGGAAGAGGACCCGCCGGTGAACCGCGTGATTCAGGTGATCACGGAGTCGCAGTTCAAGGTGGATGTGCACTTCAAGGTGCGCGCGGTGCGTCCGATCCCGCGGCGTGCGACGCCCGGGTTGATGCGCATCTGATGGCCGCGAGTGCGATCGAAGCGGCTTCGGCGACGGGCCAGAACACGAGCAACGCCGTGGGTGAGTACTCCGGCGGCGCGTCGGGCATCCAGGGCATCGACAACCTGTTCGCGCAAGCCGGGTTCAACGCTGCGCAGTCCGGCTTGCAGTTCGGTCTCAACGCCGCGGCTGCGTCGAAGTCGTGGGACCGCCAAAAGAACTACCTGACGCGGAAGTACATCTACGAGATGAAGGCGCTGCGCGATGCCGGGCTCAACCCGATCCTGGCTGCTGGTGCCGGTATCGGCAAAGGCGGCCCTGGCAGCGCGCCGCAGGCGTCGGGTGTGAGTCAGGGCCAGCTGTCGGCGCTGGTCGCGAAGCAGGCGCGGTTGCTGGATGCTCAGGCGAGAGCCGCCACGTCGGCGGCGGGCCAGTCGGATGCGATGGCTGGTCTGCATCGCGTGAACACGCAGCTCCAGGCCCTCGGCGTGCCTCGGAAGTTGGTCGAGGCGAACTACTACTCCGGCCCGAAGGGCTACGAGACCTTCAAGCGTGCGACGGAGAACGCCGCGTTGCCGAACAACTGGCAAACGTTGCTGGTGAAGGAAGGTTTCAATTTCCTCCGCGATCATTGGCCTTCGACGGAGGAGATGAAGGACACTGCGGGACGAGCGCTGTCGGTGCCGTCGTTCCTGGTTCCGAAGGAGACTCCGAGCGCGAAGGCCGCGGCGGAGTCGCACGCTGGAGACGAGTGGGACGTCTTCGCGCCCTACTGGAAGTCGAAGCGACGCCGTGGCGGCGCTTCTGGGAGATGGTGATGGTGAGTGAGCTTCCTCCGAGCGACGGGTCTCGGTCGCGAGGTGCCCGGCTTCGTCGCCGGGTGTCGCTGGAGTTGCCGACGGAGAATCGGGTCGACCAGGACGGTCGTCACGATGCGAACATCAACAACCTGGTCGCGCGGTACACGCGCAGCGGCACGAAGCCGGTCGCCGGCGACTCGACGATGCTCTTCGGTGACTTCACGTCCATCGCGGAGGACATCCACGCCCTGGTCGACCAGATCCAGGATGCGGAGGATCGGTTCATGGAGCTGCCGAGCTCGGTGCGGAAGGCCGCGGACCACGACTGGCGGACGTTTCACGACATGTTCGGCGACGAGGTGGCCCGCCAGGTGCTCGTGGACGCGGGTCTCGAGGTCGCCGGCATGAAGCCGACCCCCCCTCCCCAGCCCTCTGCAAGTGAGCCGGCGGCGCCGCCGGCGAACGCTACGGAGGAGCCGTCTGCGGCTCCGTCTGCGTCTCCCGGCGCTCCGGCGCCCGAGGGAGACGCCTAGCACTAGCTGCGCGCGGTGCTCTCTGTCTCCTACACGCTTTGCTTCCGCGCGCCAGCGGTAGACATTGTTGGACCGCCGCCCCCTACGAGCTTTGCGTTCGTTTCTGGGCGGCGAGAGATGTTCTCTAGAATCCCTTTCGTGATTCGTTGAGTAGAAGCCCTGCGTTGGCTCGCTGTGCCTACAGCGATCGCTTGCAGGGCTTGCCCTACGGATGTTGCTTTTTGCCCTCTGCCCCTGGCACGGCAGTCGTCCCTCTTGTTCTATGACTGCCCCCAGACACCCCCCCCGAGCTGGTATGCTGAAGCCCTGACCGGAATTCCCCGGTCTGGAGGATGATCGAGTGGCACGAGAATCCACGGAGGCGTTCTGGGATGCGAAGACGAAGACGATCGAATCGGAGGAGCCGGCGCGGGACGCGCCGTCGCGGTCGGAGCCGCCGCAGTCGAGGTCGTGCACGCCGGACGCGGCGCCCGAGGCCCCAGCGCGGAGGCTTCCGCCTCTGAGGTTGTTCATGGCGTTCGGTCCGAGCAATGCTCGGGCCAGGATGCGCGTCGAGCTGTTGATCGACGCCGAATCGCATGAGCTGATCTCGGTGAATCGCGGCTAGGTGGCTTGCCACCACCCGAGGCACGCTCGCGTAGACTCGGACGGCTGGGTCGTCGAGTGGTTGTCGGCTGCGATCCCTGGGATCGACCAGGACGTGGTTAACATCCCGTGCGGGCGTTGCCTCGGGTGCAGGCAGAATGAAGCCCGCGATTGGGGTCTTCGCATCTACCATGAGACCCTGACTCGTCGGAAGGTGTGGCGCGATCCGTTGAACGGGACGGCCGGCGAGCTGCCGGAGGCGTGCATTGTCACGCTGACCTACGCGCCTGAGCACCTTCCGGTGTCTGGCTTGTTAGTTCACGATGACTTCTCTGCGTTCATGAAGCGGCTGCGTCAGCGGCGTGTTAGGCGTTATCGCCGGAAGAAGTTGGGCCCGACGCCGAAGGTGGCCACGTTCATGTGCGGCGAGTACGGCGGGAAGACGCTTCGCCCGCACTTCCACGCGGTGCTTCTCGGCGAGACGTTCGACGACCGGTACCCGCTCCAGTTGAGCGACGGGCAGCGGCACCAGGGCTCGCACCAGTTGGACGAGCTGTGGCCCTGGGGCCTGTCGACGGTCGATGAGTTTTCCTTCGCTGGGGCCGGCTACGTGGCCGGCTACGTGGCGAAGAAGCGTGGTGACCCGGTCGAGAAGCTGGATCCGGCGACCGGAGAGGTGGTGCCAGAATACCGCACCATGAGCCGCGGCCTGGGCCGCTCGTGGATCCTCGGAGAGGATCGTGGCGGTGTGCCTCGATTTCCCGAGGTGTACGGTCAAGATTGTGTTACGGTCGGGGAGTGGAAATTCCGACCCCCCCGGTACTACGACCGCTTGCTGCTGCGTCACGACGAAGCTCTGTTCGTCGATGTGAAGCAGAGGCGCCTGGAGCGGGCTCTCCAGGGCTTCGAGGACTGGTCCGAACCCGAGGCCCGGTCCGCGGAGAAAGTCGCGCACGCGTCATTGTCGCGGCGCTCGGACTCTCTCTGATCCTGGCCGGCTGTGCCGGCTCCCTGCGTTGTCGATTCGACCCTGACTGGGCCGGCTGTGAGGTCGTGCCCCTGGAGGACCGCGGTGCGGTACTACGCGATCTTCGACCGGAAGGCTGATTCCGAGCAGGCGATGTTCGGGAGCCCGAACCACGCGACGGCGATGCGCGAGGTGTCGGATGGTCTTCGGCAGAACCAGATGTTGGCGAGCCACGCCGCGGACTTCGAGCTCGTCTATCGCGGCGAGGTGGGCGAGGACCGCAAGTTCAGGCTCGCCCAGGCCGACGGGCGGCCGGAGTTCGTGTGCGAGGTCTCCGACCTGGTGAGCGAGCAGCCGTGACGCGGAATCGCGCCGGGCGCGCGGACGTCGGGATGTTCGGGTCGGTCGCTTCGCCGCGTCTTCCGCGGTCGGCGTTCGACCGGTCGTACACGCACACGACAACGATCGACTCGGGCTTCCTGTACCCGCTCTTCCGTGAGGAAGTGCTGCCCGGAGACACGTTCACGGTCCGGCCGACGATCGTCGCCAGGATGAACACGCCGATCGTCCCGTTCATGGAAGGCCTCCACGTCGACTGGCAATTCTTCTTCGTGCCGTGGCGTCTGGTCTGGGAAAACTTCGTTCGCATGATGGGCGAGCGGCCGGACCCGGCGGATCACATCGACTACACGGTGCCGCAGATGACGCAGTCGATGGCTTCGGTCGGGACGTCGGAGAAGCTGTCTGACTACCTGAACCTGCCGGTGAACGGCGGCACGCTGACGTTCGGGTCGCTCTATCACCGGGCGTACAACCTCTGCTATCGCGAGTGGTACCGCGACGAAGACCTGGTGGACCCGCCGGTGGTCGACGTTGACGACGGGCCGGATGATCCGGCTGACTACGTGTTGCTGCGTCGGTTGAAGCGCAAGGACTACATCGCTGGCGCCAGGCCGTTCCCGCAGAAGGGCGACGCGGTGACGCTGCCGCTCGGGACGAGCGCGCCGGTCGTGTCGACTGGCGACGGTATCGAATGGGTCGTCGGCGCCTCCGGTTCGCAGGCGATGCAGGGCCAGAGCGGCGGCAACTCGATCGTGCGCGCGTCTGGCACCTGGCCTTCGACGGGCCCCATGATTTGGGGCGACGAGTCGGGCCTGGAAGCGGACTTGTCGAGTGCGACGGCGGCGACGATCAACGTGATGCGCCAGGCGATCGCGACGCAGCATTTGCTCGAGCGGGATGCGCGTGGAGGCACGCGCTATCGCGAGCTGGTGTTGTCGCACTTCGGCCAGGACATCGGAGACCTGCGGCTGATGCGGCCGCAGCTGTTGGCGGTCGGGTCGATGCCGCTCTTCGCCCAGCAGGTTCCGATCACCGCGGACGTGAACTCGGATCCGGGTGACCTGGCCGCGTACGCGCACGGGATGCAGGTCGGCCGGTCGTTCAC